GGCGAAAGGCTAGAGAGGTTGAACGAGATGTATGACTTCTTTGAAGAAAGAATGTGTTTGGCGCCAGCTAGTGGTAGAGAACACTTTCATAATGCTCATCCAGGTGGTTATGTAGAACACGTTTTACACATCACACAGTTTGTTCAACAGATATACAGATTGTGGGGACAAAACGGCGCTAAAATAGATAACTTTACTGAAGAAGAGTTAATATTTGCTGCTCTTCATCACGATTTAGGTAAGGTTGGAAATCTTGTAGAGGACAACTATATAGAGAATGACTCAGACTGGCACAGAAAGAATCAAGGGTTGATATACAAACACAATCCAAAGATAGATTATATGACAATTACTGATAGAGCCTGTTGGATACTACAACATTTTAATGTCAATATGACAGAGAATGAGTATATTGGACTAAGATTAACAGATGGTATGTATGAAGACGCTAACAAAGGTTATTATATGAATTATAGTAAAGATAATCAGTTAACTACCAATATGGCTTACATACTACATCAGGCTGATATGATGGCTAGTAAGATTGAGTTTGACCAATGGAAACGAGGTGACCACGATATTAAAGTGGATAAGGTCAAAGAAGAGAAAAAGAAAACAGAACAATCAAAAGCTGCCAATCAGGCATTTAAAGAGTTATTTGGAGAATAAGATGAAATGTTGGCATTGTGAAAGTGATTTGATATGGGGTGGTGACCACGATATAGAAGATTTAGATACAGATGGAGATGGTATCTTAACTAACTTATCTTGTTCTAATGAAAAATGTAATACCCAAGTTGAAGTATATCATTATATGCCATTAGATGATGACAAAGATGATTATCAGTTCGTTGGAGAAAAATAAATTAATGGGTGTTGAAGCCAATACTAATAAAACCGAGTATGTGCATCCACTCGTGGAACATAAAGCCGGACACACCCGTTATTTTGAAGAGTAAATGTATTTAGAATATTTCAACAAGTTTAAGAACCAAGAACCATATCTCAGTATAGACGAGAAAGAATGGGCTCATATCAAAGATACATTTGATAAAGAAGATGTAAAAGAATCTCTGGCTATTATTGCTATGGACTATCCAATGCCAACAATGGAGATGACAGAAAATGATTGTAGAAAAGAGTTTAATAAACTAAAAGGTACTTGGTATCATGACATACTCAAAGAGGGAGAATGGTTTGCTCGTTCAGAGGATGGATATGAAACTCCTTTAATTTACGAAGGCAAACAATTGTATTTTTCTAGGAACAACGTAGGTAATAAAGCTTCTAACTATTTCCAACAAGAAAACAGATGGTCGGTTGATGGTTCAGTTTCACCAGGTCCCAAACGAACTTGGGGTAACCAAAAGTTTATGACTTCACTAATGGGTTCTGCTTATTCGTTAAAACTACCAAAGATAGATAGGTCTGCTTTAAGGGTTATGATTGGACTTCGTAAGTATATCTGTAGTCAGTTCAAACCTAATGTTGCTAAAGCTCTTTATGATTATTATGATGCTAAGAACATTTTAGATTTTTCTATGGGATGGGGAGATAGGTTAGCTGGATTCTATGCTAGTCAGAATACAGAATTATATGTTGGGTTAGATCCACGTAAAGAAAACCATCCTATCTATAATCAACAGGCAGAATACTACAACTCACACCTTACTATGTTTGAGACACAAAAGAAAACTGAGTTTCATTGTAGTCCAGCAGAAGAGTTTAATTTTGACCAATACAAAGATACATTTGATATTATCTTTACTTCACCACCTTATTTTAATGTGGAAAGATATGGTCACGATGACACACAAAGCTGGGTTAGATACAAAGATATTGATGGGTGGAACACTCAGTTCTTACAAAAATCACTTGACAGCATGCTACCGACTTTAAGAAGTGGTGGTAAGTTATGTGTCAATATATCAGATGTTTATTCACCATCTGCTGGTAAGAAAGCTTGGGCAAAGATTTGTGACCCGATGAATGAGTTTCTTAACAAATATACAGATATGGAGTATAAAGGTTGTATTGGAATGGAGATGGCTAAACGACCTAATAGTGGTGGAGCTGGAACTGCTAAAGATACAAACCAATATACAGAGGAATCACTGCAACTTGCTAAAGAAACCAAAGATAAGAGATTTTGTGAACCGGTATGGATTTGGGAAAAGAAGTGAAGATGGTAAAATAACAAAAGAAAGTCACGAAATATTAATCATTAAGGAATAATGAATATATTTATAGGTGTATGGAATTGACGCCCGAAAACACAAAATGGGTTACATATTTAGTAGTACTAGTAATTTTTTGTATAATATCAAAAATATGGTGGAATGAAACATGAATGCCGCGGATAGAAAAGAATTTGAGTTAATAAGCGAAAAGATAGATAATTTAAAAGAAGATATACGAGAAATAAAAAACGATATGTCTATGGCACACGGAAAAACTGAGGAATCATTGAAGTTTATGAAAGAAAACTTATTTGATCCACATGTAGGTCTTTGGGCTGAAACAAAACAAAATAGCCAGTTCAGAGAAAATTCACAGAAGTGGAGAGGTATGATTGGTATAGGTTTTATAGGATTAGTTATTGAAAAAATCTGGTCAATATTCACAGCATAACATATTAGAACAACTTAACACCTGGATGGATTGGTTAGAGACACCAAACAAAGATTTTGGTGGAATGCCAGTTTGTCCCTTTCTAGCACCAGAAAGAAAAACTAATAAGTTGCTCATCAATCACTACGATTACCGAGAGAAATCCCTATTTCAACAGATAATAGAATTTGATGATGACGATAAATACACTACTGCTTTATTTTTACATGTTGTCGGTGGAGAAGAACTAAAAACAAAAGATTATCAAGAATGGCTAACTGATGAATTAGAATCTATAGGACTCGGTCATCTGAAAGCTGTATGTTTTAGCCCGTTTGAGAAGGTAAAAAGGAACGGTGTCAGAACACGAGTAAAAGCACCTTGTTTTATTACATCCATTACCACACACGAAGCATTAAACTCTGCTTGGAAGAAAATAAAAGACTCACATTATTGGAAAAAAGATAAAGAAACTGCTTGACTTTATCGTTTATTCTCCGTATCTTTATATATGACAAAGGGAGTTAAAATAATGAATTCAACACCACCAAAATCATTATGGAAAGTATCTACTGTTTTCTTCAATGGTACACCAGGCAAGGTAGTTAAATGGACAAAGACCAAGTTCTTTGTTAAATTCAAGACCAAATCAGTATGGGTAAATAAATCATTTATAGTTTGGGTATAATATAATGTTTGCTTCACAAAGATATAAAAAGGAAGTAAAGGCTATCAGAAATATGTTATCTGATGGCGAGTTCACAAGAACTTTGTTACCTGAATACCATACCTTTTTAGTTGATATTCACACAAAGATGTTAAGTCAAGGGTTATCTTCCTTAGAAGTAGTAAAAGTTGATAAAGCCTTAAAGGACTATGAAAACCAATCTGATCCTTATTTCAAGGCTAAAGTAGATAAGTTAATGTCTAAGATAACCAAGTTGAAAGCTATGGTAATGTCTGTCCCAGCAGCCAGTTCACCAAACGGATTTGCTAAAAAACAAGTAGATAATAAAATGAACAAGTTAAATGTAATTACTGCTAAGATTCAAGAGCACGGTAGTATCGCATCAAAAGATGCTAAGTATGCTAATGACTTATTCAAAGAACTTGAAAGAAAAGGATTTTCTTATAAAATACAAAAATAATGCTTGACTCGTATAGGTATTTAGTGTTATATTCATATATGAGAAACAAAGGGAAAACAAACAAATGAGTAAATATTCAGATTTTTGGTTTGATAATCGTAAGACAACATTGGTTGATGATGTTCTGTCTAATAATGAACCAGTACAAAAAGGTAAAGACCTTATCAGTTTAGCCGGTCACAAGAGAGCAATCAGTAACTTTGTTCGTATCGTGAGTGGTCAAAATATTCCAGTTAAGTTCATGGCTCGTGGAGATAGTTATACTGATGGTAAATCTGTTACTATCGGTTCTAACATCAATGAGAAAAACTTTGACCATGTTGTTGGTCTGGCTCTTCATGAAGGTAGTCATATTGCTTATAGTGACTTTAATGCTTTTAGTGATGCTCGTAACTTGACTAAGGTTAGAAACTTTGATATGACTTCTGAACGAAGAGAGTTCTTTCGTGGAATCATTAATTACATTGAAGATAGAAGGGTTGATAGTATAGTGTTCAAAAGTTCACCTGGCTACAAAGGTTACTACCATAGTTTGTATACGAAGTATTTCAATGGTAAGAAAGTTGCTAAAGGTCTTGGTTCTAATATGTATCGTGAATTGAATTTTGAATCTTATATGTTCAGAATCATTAACTTTACTAATGAAGGAACTGAGTTAAATGCTCTTCCAAGACTTGCTGACATTTATCGTCTAATTGATATGAAAAATATCCTAAGACTTAAATCTACTGATGATGCTATTGAGTTGGCTAAATCAGTTTCCGAAATAATCTTTGGTCTTATCGATATAAACGAAGGTGGGGGTGAAGGTCAAAACCAGAATCAAAATGGTGGAGAAGAGGAAAATACAGATTCAGAAGGTAGTCCTAGTGAAGACAATAACGATAGTAGTTCCGATGGACAAGAATCTTCAGATGATGGTTCTCAAACAAGTGATTCTGCTCCTAGTGATTCTGATGAAGAAACAAAAGAATCAGAAGGTGAGGAACTTTCTGAAAGACAAGAAAAGCAGATTGAGAAAATGTTCAACGACCAAAAAGAGATGTTGGAAGGTAAAACTAAAAAGACCATGTTGACCAAAAAAGATAGTAAAGTTGTCAATGCTCTATCAAACTCAAATACTGAGATGGTTGAAACGGGTAGTGAAGAAATTGGTAGAGTAAAAACTGTGGTTATTCCATCACTAACTGCTGAACTTATTGAAAGTAAAGCCTTTCCTTTCTTTCGTAGTCTTGATTCAGATTCTTATGAGTATGTTAGCGCTTGGAGTGGTGGTAAACACATGGTTGATGCGATTGCTAATGGTTTCAGACTTGGTGCTATTCTAGGTAAGAAACTCAAGGTTCGTGGTGAAGAAAAAGACTTGATTTTTACTCGTCAAACTACAGGTAAGATTAACAAGAGATTAATCTCTGAATTAGGTTTTGGAAACGATAGTGTGTTTTCACAGATTCAGAAGGAAAGTTTCAACAAAGCTAACTTACATATCTCTATTGATGGAAGTGGTTCAATGCAAGGTGAGAAGTTTCAGAAAGCCATTACATCTGCGGTTGCTATGTGTAAAGCTGCTGATATGGCTGGAAACATTCATGTGGCTGTTGATATTAGATATACTTTCAATGAAAATCCTGTTGTAGTTATTGTCTACAATAGTAAAACTGATAAGTTGACTAAAATCAAAACTCTTTGGAAGACACTTAGAGTTAGTGGAACTACACCAGAGTCTTTATGTTACGAAGCTATTATGAAGAAGTTCTTAGGTGGCGTAAACGGTGAAGATAATTACTTCATCAACTATTCAGATGGAGCTCCTTGGTTTCACGCTGGTTCTCGTAATAATGGAGAAGTTTATTATGGTGGTGAAAGAGCTGTAAAACATGCCAGAAAGATGGTCAAGACTATGAAAAATAATGGAATCAAAGTAATGGCTTACTATATCTCCGGTGGATATATGAGTGATACAGAAAAAGATACATTCACCAAAATGTATGCTAAAGATGCTTCCTTTATTGATCCAACTAATATGATGAACGTAGCTAGGTCAATGAATCAAAAATTCTTGGAGAGATAACATGAGTTTAAGAGCTTATCACAAAGGAACTAGAGAAAAAATAGAGAAGTTAATCAAAGAGCATGTAGATGAAATGAGAAAGCACTATCCGTGGGATGGTGAACATGAAGCAGTTACTAAAAAGATAATAAAGATTTTCAGACAGGATAGTTAAGTTTGATAGATAAAGAATCATTAGAAATTAAACTCAAAAAACTCGTGGACTTATGTACCGAAAATGAACCAACTGATAAAGAGATGAAGAAACACTTTTTATTTGATGCTCATCAGATTCAAGCGTATGGGATGTACAGAACCATACAAGATAAATTTGAATTTTTGACTTCTGAAGATATAATAGATATAATGAAAAGTGCTAATATCCTATGGAAGATTCAGAATGGCAAGTTACCTAATAGTACAATTAGGGATTGGATAGAAGTAATGAATGAAGAGATAGAAATTGACATGAGGGCTGGTAATACCATTAGTGCTATAAAAGGATATAGAAGTACAACGCTTAAATATTCAGGTGTTCAACCTACTCTTCGTGAGTCAAAAGAATATGTCAATAGATACATGGATAGTATCGAGAAAAACTTTACGAAGAATCGTTCCGTGGTGTGAGAAGAAAAATTTTAAGTGAGTGTGTAGGGAATTTTTTTTTGAGGTTGGTATATATAAAATGGATAATATTTATAAACAAGGAGATATAATATGACATTACCCGAACTAATAGACAATCTAATTGAGTTATCGTGTGAAGAGATGCCACAAGAAGCAAAAGATGCTCTTGATGATGCCATCGATCACATGGTTACAAGCATGACCGATGTAGAAATGAATGAATTATTTAAGAGAGGATTTGATAGGATGGATTTGGATTCATTTATTCCAAATAAAAAACATAACAAGCTATCAATAGATGATAAAGAAAAACCTTACCTACGAGAAGAAATACGAGAACAAGAAGAGATAATGAATCAGGTTATAAATGGAAAGATAGCTCTTGCCTAGTCCCGATAACGTAAACGTAAGGTATGTGGATTGGGTTAAAATACTCTTTTGTATCAGGCATCTTATGGATACCCATCCCGAGTACAATAAAATGATGATGAATTTTTATGCTAGACTATGGGAGATTTGTCCCGTAGACCAAAAAAGTCAAGACCATTTTGACACCGTTGGATTTAAACCCAAGGACGAATCTCACCATAATTTGGATGAGGTAATATGGGATTTAGGAATGACTCTTCCAAGTTGGGAAGACGAAGATGAAAACTAATAAGGAGTATGATAGATGAACAAGCGAAATCCGTGCCGGATAAGTAAGGTAGAATATAAGGACGATGGAACTCATATCGTAGAAAGAAGAGGTTATGCTCAAGAGCGTAAAATGTTTGATGGAGAAAGAATGGTATTTGTAATGGAAGGTGGAGATACACAAATAGGCTATTGGTATCCGATGGATGAGGTACGTATGACCAAGGGTAAATGGACTAATGATACCGGAGTTATAGTATCAAGAAAATCTTTTTGGAGAAGAAGTAAGTAAGATGAAAAACGCTAATCAATTAGGCTTCTATCTATGGAAGCGTATCAACCAAGACCAAGAAAGCTTAAGAAAAAGTCGTCCAAAAAACATAAGAGGTTTGTATTTTAATCAATCCGACTTAGATGAGTATATTAGGGATTACTTTCATTATGGAATGGATTGGGATGATACAAGTAAGGAAGAGTTAGCGTGGAAAAACTATTGGGATGAAAAGGATTTTGATGTATAACGATAGGGAGTCAGCGTAGTGTCTAACTTTGATAAATTAAAGACAATAAAACCAAAGATGAATGTTGAGAAGTCTATTAAACAAATCCTTAGTATCATTAAAAAACCCGATAAGGTCTATGGTCATGGAGTCGGTTCACTAGATGAGATAGAAAAAATAAACGCTCGTTTGGATAAGATTGAGTCAACCCTTATTGACATAAAAGACCACATCGGTTTACTAAGTAATACGGATAAATTAAATATGCTAACTAATGAACCAATAAAAAAAGACCAGTTTACAGGTAAGGTTATGGAAGCTAATTGGTATGTGTATATGCTGGAGTGTAATGATAAGAGTATTTATACAGGCATATGTAAGAACGATATCAAAAGACGTATGAAGGAACATCAAAATGGTAAAGGTAGCAAATACGTCCGGTCAAGGCTTCCGTTTCAGTTGATGTGGTCACAACATGGATTTACAGCAAGCGAGGCTCTCAAGGAAGAGTATAGGATAAAACAATTAACACCCGATGGGAAGAAGGACATATGGCTAAAAAAATAGATAAAAAATATTACGACAATCTTATCAATGACTATGTGGATGGAAAGATTGGCATAAAAGGTGACCATCCAAAGGAAGTTAACGAAGCTATCGATACATTCTTTCATGCGGGTAAGATTCTTGTTGACCATCCTGAAGCTGGGAAGATACCAGCTGAATACGTAGAAAAGTTATTAGCTAGTTTAGCTAAGTATCCTGAATATCATGGGTTATTGGTAGAGTTGGTTGGTATCATACAGAAGGGAGAAGAAGGATGACATGTAATGAAATACAATTTTTAATCGTTATCGTTATGGTTATGGTAGATTGGGGGATAAACCCATGACATATTATATCATAATGCCAGGTGATAATCCTAATGAGTTATGGGATAATAATGAACTAGGACAAGTAAGTTTTAAGAAGTTTTATGTGGGTAAAGGGATGGAAGCCCTACAGAATATGATAAGAAAACATCCTGAAGCCCTTAGAGATGTCACCATTAAAAATGAAAGAGGTAATAAGTTTTCGGTACAAGAATTCTTAGAACTGATAGGAAAGTATCAGATAGTTTAAGATAAGATATAACCAGCCGCTGTAGCTCATTTGGTAGAGCAATTGATTTGTAATCAATAGGTAGTAGGTTCGATTCCTATCGGCGGCTCAATAAATGGGTGGGTGATAACAGCAAGGTTTAAAAACGTTTGGGTAACTAAAGGTTACGGCTGATAAACGACCTAGAAGCAACACTCACCCATTTAATATATAATACGTTTTGGGTTGTCTGGTAACCCGTAGAATAAAACACACCACTTTACCATATATAATACTAGAATGTAGCATAGACCTACCACTTCTACCCACAATTCCCCACAATATATAATATTATATGTCTGTATATATGACAGAAACTACAGTATATTGTATGACGAAATATACCTAGCACACACACACCTCGAAAACAAATTATTTCTAGTAACTTTATAACCTTTTTGCTTGTAACTTACCCT